CCAAATGCCATCTTATTGCCTCGCTATTTCTGCTTGCATATAAATACCAAGCAAGTTCATAGAGTACGGTTTCGTCTGTCTCAGATATAAATAGCCATCGTAGTCAAGTTTGCCTTCAAATGTAAGATTCGGCACTGTGCCAGTAAAAAGCACCGTATCGTCTACGCCTTCAGGGACACCAACTGGCGACCAACTTCCATCTTCGCCTGTATTGCTATATTCCACGCCAAGCGACTTATAGAACTCCAAGGCTATCTCATTTATGCGTCTGATGCGCCCCTTAGCCATGCCTGAAGGGGTCTGAGCATTTAAAGGGTTAGATTGGTACGTTGGTGTATACGGAAGCCCGCAGCAGCCAATATAGTACTCCGCGGCGTTAGTTACCTCTCCGCTTGATACCGTTCCGCTGCCAACAGTTAGACCATCCAAGAGATATGTAGCAGACTCTCCTTCAAGATGTGTCAATCCGTCAATATCCGTCCTTGATACTCCCCATTGCCCGCCAGAATATGTACCAACTGGTATTTCACTTATGCCAGCTAAGATCATAACTGTGGAAGAAGAATAGGTTAAATTTATACCTTCGTATAATGTGTCGCCATTACTGTCTACAATTCTAATATTATGTCCTGCATCTCCTGCTACAAAGATAGGATCATCTGCCGTAATTATTGTAGCGGGGCCACCAACAAATGTAACCGTTATATTGTTTCCAATCGTAGGGGTATATTGATTATAGGCAACACCACAATCAACATAATACAGGTCTTCTTGCCTTGTATCGTCTTCAATCACATGGTTATCAAAATACTCAATATACTTGACTGTGCTACCATCTATCTCACGCTCTACAAGTACAAAGCCACGGTCACTTGCACCATCGGGATTCGGTATAAACCTGATTGATTTAGCATCGCCGTTAGTTGTGCTCCACGGTGTCCATGCCTGTATTTCTTGATTTGGCTGTCTTGACAGGATAGCCATATTGCCATTGTCAAGCACGCACCAGTTAAGCGAGTCTTGATTGCGCTGATAGTGCATGTCAACAATGCCAGAAAGCGTAATATGGTCAGAATACTCCGTCATATCTAGTGATTGGAAACTATTAACATCGAAAGAATAAACGTATTCTCTGAGTTTGCGACCCGTTCTTTGCACATAATATAGGCGAGAACCAATCTTGACAGGCTTTACAAAGTCACTGCCCCATGCTGATTGTTCACGGATATTCTTGGTATCGTTGTTCAATCCCGTATCAGCCGATGATTCAGAGCTAAATTCTGCTCCAAAAGTTCCAGTTGCAAGCGTAGAAGAAGATGAAATCCACTCTATCTTGTTAGCTTGTGCGGTATTGGCTTGCATGTCGAAACCGAAAGCCACCGTATCGCCAACATTGAAGTCGTTGTAAATGAATGATTTAGAGAACCAGAGTTTTGCTGCTTCGTCTGTAGTCCCTGCTAAAACAAGTCTACCTTCGTGGAATGTAACGTGTGCAGGATAGTTTTTATAGCCAGTTACGGGGTCTGTATAAAAAGCGTTTCTTGCCCAAGCAGAAGTATTATCATCGTTTTGTAGTTTTACTATATTTTCCCCTTCAAGTCGCACAGAACTTGTAAATGCAGTCGCTTTAAAATATCCCTGCTCACCGCTGACTGCCTCTAGTGGCCCAATTCTAAAATATCTACCAACATCAGATGGCGTAAATGGTTCGAAACCAGTTGCCAATATCCATTTTCCCGTTCCTATATCTGTGCCATTTACACGTATTTTGTGGTCTAGCTCTTCATTTAAGTCTTGCCACGGCGGGCCTTCTATAACACCCTGAACGAACGCCCACACATTATCAGCGTATCTTCGCAGTTCTCCAATGTCATGCTGGTTATGGGTAAGTTTTATAACATCATTTTTTTGTGCATAATCTACGTCCCATATCTGCGCTTCTGAATACGGAGTTGTTACTTCAACCTCCCATTCGCCTGTCAGACCGCCAGCCAAGGCCATTTCATACCAGAAATCTTCCCAATCTGTACCTGATTGTGGTTCGTTGTCAGCGGCGGCAGAAGTATGGTCTTTTGTGCAGATAAAATATGAGTGTGGTGTTCCAGCTATCTCCCAAACTTGTTCCCACTGTGCTCCGAACCCAGGTTCGTTAATGAATCCTGCGTGGTGAAATTGTATACATACATAAGTAACACTATCATTTGTTACATATACCCCTTCGTCATAGTTAGGGCCAACACTCCAAGCAGCCACACTAGAACTTTGCTCTACAACAGTTCCAGTAGTATAAACTGTCGTGTCAGCCCAATCAGGCGCAGAATCAAGGTCATAAATTACTGGTTGACCGCTTGAGTCCTTCAGTCTAAAGTAATATTCGCCCATCTCAATAATATTAGATTGGTCTACGCTGAACACAAACTCTTTAAGCCTAACGTCTTTCTCTGCATTCCCTGCTCTAACTGGCCCAACATACTTCGTGCCAGCCCTGCGAACGGGAATAGCATAGGGTCGCACAATCATGTTGTTCAATGACTTGGCAGATGAGTAATAATGAGTCGTGTCTACGTGACCACGCACTTGTGGTGACAACTCACCTTTACCCCAAGATGTAGTAGCAATCGTTTGAATCATCGGTAATATAACCCCACATCATCCCATGAATTATGACCAGCGTATTTAGCACCCGTCCAAGCGTCTGCTCGTATACCATTCGGAGTCTGCCCCTGACCATTCTTAGCCTTGGCATCGCTGAGAGTCGCTTCATAACGTAGTTCTAGGCGCTCTGTGTTGGTCTTTGACTGCACAAGCATGTAGGAAGCGTCAAGAGCCAGCTTGTCAACGAAGGCTTCTATAAAGTAAGGCGGGTACTGAGCTATGGTTGTATTGTAGTAGAGATACAGAAGGCCGAGGTTCTTTTCAATAACTGCTGTCCAAACGCCTGTTGATTCCTCACGCATGAGAGTCCAAAAGTCTTCCCAGCTTGCGCCAACCCCCGGTTCATCACTTGCACTTGAAGAATGAGTAGCCTTGCAGTAGTAAACAGATTCATCGCTTACCGAGAAAGCTCCAAGAGCATATGCCGTGGCTGTAACCCAATCACTTACACTTGACTCGTTTACAGAGATTGTAGTATTGCCACCGTTAGAATCGCTTATGAAATAATTGCCTTCTTGCCGTACGTTCTGATATGACTCAGACCAGCCAATCAACCGTATGAGGTCGTCAGGCACATCATAAATATACACAAGGTTATTCTTTGTCCACTTAACGTCAACCCCATCGCTTGTAAGGTCGAGTTCAACCCTCTTCGTGGCAAACAACCAATACGTTTCAGACAGGACAACACGCAGGGAATCATCATATAGGTCTTTCATTATGATGGCGTTCTTGTCTGAAGTATTATCAATGTCTGTTAAAAGCTTGTTTGCTCCAAGTTTCCGTAGCGATCTGTTTACAATATCTGTTGTCGTAGTAATCATGCCTGTACCCACTCTGCTGTAGGTTTACCAAATATGCCTGCGGTATGCCCACACATTGAGCGCACCTTACTCATTACCCGCTTGCTTTTCTTCATATCAATCCAAGGAGCCATATTGCAATGATTCTCAGAGAACTTTGTCGTGTGGTTCTTCGTAGCATCAGGTGGGTCGAAATAATGTCCAGTATTGTCCATAGGAATGCCACATAAAATAATGTGCTTTGACCCCATTGCTAATGCTATCTTTGTTGCGAACAACCCGCTTGTGCCACCAACATTCTGCATGCGCCATACAACGTCAACTCCCGCACCATCAATAGAGCAATGGTTCACGTAGTTTTCAAGCATGCTCTTTTCTTTACGGAGAAGTTTTGTTGCAACGAAGAATCCCATATGCAGACTTACCATGTGATGTATCTGTTCTGCTTTAAATTGCCCACCAATATCGTTCACACACATAATCTCTGCTTTTGGCATTAACTCTCGTGCCGTAAAGTAGTCCTCCCATATCGTCTTCCCGCTGCCAAGTATAATCATGTTAGCGTGAAATTCACCGTCATACTGAGAAGGCGGTGTCTCAATCGTTATGTCGTTTTGTACCTTTGTTGCCATAAGAAAAAGGGGGTGGGGGAGAGAAGCGAGAGGACGGTCACTTCACTCCCCCGATGTGGCTGGGCGAACCCAACCGGATTTAACTACACATAGAAAGTAACTATCTTGATAGTACCCGTAATAACCGAACCCGCTACTGTGATAATAGTCTCGGCGTCAAGGGCAGTAGTTCCAATCTCGTAATTCATTCCACCGACATTTAGCACGCTAGTGGAACCCGCAGTAGCTGCGGAGGTTGCCGTAATATAAGTTCCCGATGCTCCGGAAAACCCAACCGCAAGAGTACAGCCAGTTCCGAGGTCGTCAAACGATAGTGTCATGCCGACAATCTTGGACTCAGCCGGAGGTGTCGCTACTTCAATCGTGTCGCCAGATGCAACGGCAGTAGCTTCATAGGTGTCATAAACTGATTTAACCGTACCAGCAAATTCACCCTGCGGGATCACATTAGTTCCAGACCCACCAGCGTCTATTAGAGTTTTGTTCACTCCTTTAACAATCGCCATTCTTATTCTCCTTTTATTTAATGTTTAACTATGCAGCTCTATAGGTATCAATCTGTACTACACGCACATCTTCAAGGCGCACTGCACCGTGATTGATTGCATAGTAAACCTGCCACATATAGGACTTGTCCGGACGTTTTCCAGTTTCAACAAACGCTCCACCCTGTTCACCAAGCATCAGGCCATAACGCTGAAATGCAAAGTTTGAGGTTACGGTTGTCGCAACGGGAAGGCGGGTTGAATAGATAATCTTGAAACCATAAAAGGTGTCAATATTACCAGCAACCAAATTACGGATGTTCATGTAATCAGAACTGGTTGCCTTCTCATCACTGAGCAAGTCTTCTTTTGCCTTGGGAGCCATGACCATGCAGCGGTCTTCCATTTCAACATTGGCATCATCGAAAATACGAGATGCTGCCTGAAATTTCGCAACGGTCATACCAGTGGAACCATTGGCGATTTTCTGTGCTGACGGAAGGGCGATTGAACTGGAACCAGTTTCTCCGTAGAATGCAGTACCAAGAGCAGCATCAATAATGGTGTCATCAATCTGGCGACCGATTGCACCACTTGCACTTTTGGTCATCATGGAAGCGGGATCAGACAGGATTTTCAGCTTGTCTTCACGACCGAGAATACGGTTATCGTGATAATCAAATACATCGCCCCATCTGCGACCAAACAGCGGGTCGTTCTCAGGCGTTGCAGGCGCTCGACCATTGACTTGCTGCATTGTCCATACGCCAATCTGGTCTTGCGAGAACTTCTTTACTCCAGTTACGTCTTCCTTGTAGACCCAAGCGTGGAGTCTCGATTCTTTCTGTTGGGCAAGCGGCATTATATTGCGGCTAAATTTCTGCCCATAAATAGTGTTTTGTGTATCAGCCATTGTGAGTTTCTCCTGTTTCAAAGATTAGTAATATCAACCAACTAACTTCTGTTTGTTCCGGTTGGTTATCCTTGAAACAGGGCCACCCTCACAAACCTACACAATTGCAGGTCTACATGAGATTATCTGCTGTACTACAAACTTAATCCAAAGAGATGTTGAGTACGCTTGCGCTCCCAATCCAGCTCAAATGGATTTCCACGATATTTTATAAGTTCTCTATATTCCTCCAAAGACATACTTTTGTTTTTATCTTCGCTAGATAGTTCTTCGAAAAGTTTCTTCGCTTTAAGTAAAGACTCTATTGTAAGTTCTGCCATAAGTTATCTCTTTGGTCGTATGTTTTTCTCTAATACATCCATTCTGTCCATAGCGGCCTGATGTGCTACGGGGTCTTTGTTACTCCAATAAGGATGCGTGGTTTTGTCAGCACCTAATATTTCATTCTTCTCTATCTCTGCCGCATCTGAAGTCATTTCATAATGCGTTACTTCAAAGTCTCCAATGCGGTGCTCTGCAAACTCTGAGCCATTTTTAGCCATCATGCGGGCAAACTTTGGACTTGACTTAATCATGTCTTTCATCTGCTCTGCGAACTCAGTATCTTCGCCAGCAAACTTATCGACAACCTTGTTTGCATAGGTCATGTTCTCTTCGAACTTCTCTCCCCACTCACTGCGATTCTCTTGCTCTGCCTTACCGCTTGCTTCTTTCTGTGATTCGGCATACTGAGTATTAGTACGCTGTGCATCAGCAAGATAACCTTGTTCAACAATCTTTGCCTGCCACGGTTCAAGTTTTGCTTCAAGCGCTA